GTACCAACAATGTTGCTTGCCATTTTGTTTGGTCCGTATATAATGAGATAGTATGAATATATTTTATCTAGATAAAGATCCTATTATAGCTGCTAAGATGTCATGTGATAAACATGTGTGTAAGATGATTATTGAGTCTGCTCAAATGTTATCTACTGCTCATAGAATGCTAGACGGTGAAGAATATCTACAAAGAAATAAAAACGGCAATAGAAATATTAAAAGATGGTTGATGAGAGATAACTTATTTGAAACTACTCTATACAAAGCATGTCATACAGGACACCCTAGTACAGTGTGGGTTATGGCAAATATAATTCACTATGTATGGTTGTATAAACATATGATTGCTCTTGGTGATGAATTTAAATTAAGATATAATCATACGAAAGACCACATGACTATTCAGAAATTAAAAGATGTATTATCCCATACACCTAAAAATATACCTATAAATAAGATTGCTACAGACCCAACACCTGCTATGCCAGATGAATGTAAAATACCTGGTGATGTGATTGGTTCTTATAGACTGTATTATATAACTAAAAAAAGATTATTTGCTACATGGAAATCACCAGCAGTGATACCAGAGTGGTACGAGAAAGGAATAAAAGATGACGAAAAAAATGTTTGAAAAGGCATACGAAAGAGGTAATCCTCAGTTTTGGCTGAATAGAACGACACCAAGAATGAAGAAAGAAAAAATATTTGGTGAGAAACAAGATAAAGAACTTGCTGAATCATTTAAACAATCTAAAAAGAATAAAAAAGAGAGACTAGACAACGAGAAAAAGAAGAATAAGGCTAACGAAGATAACAGGAAAGACGATTGGATATGGACATAAATACAATTAGAGAATATACTAACGAAGAAAAGAAAATATTAATAGAAGGACTAATATTAAGTGAATTGTCCGACAACGAGTTAGAGGAGAACAATGACAAAAAAGAGAAAATTAAAAGCTAAAGCTGGTGTTGACGCTGACACGTCAAAAAATTTAGGTAAAGGTACTACAGCAAATGCTGGTGCATATGCCGAGACAGAAGCAGGTGCTGTTGCCAAAGCAAAAAAAGGTAACGCAAGTGTAGATGTAGGCGCTCACGCAGAGGTTGGTGCTTATTCAAATATAGAAAACGAAACTAAAGTTGGTAAAACACCAATCAAAACAGAAGCACACGCAGGTACAAAAGTTTATTCAGATGTAGGTGTAAGTGGTTCTATTGGTAAGAGTGGTGCCAAGGGTGAAGCAGGTGCAATCGCTGGTTCATGTGCTGAGGCAGGCGCTTCAGGACAAGTAGGTGGTGATAGAAATAATGCTAAAGTAGGTGCTAAGGTTTCAGTTGGTCCACAGATTGGTGCCAAAGTAGGCGGTGGTGCAACAGTTGATGATGGTAAACTTACAGTGGGTGCAGATGTTAAACTAGCACTTGGTGTTGGTATCACACTACAACCTAGTATTACAGTTGATACAAGACCAGCTGCTAATGCTTGTAAATCTGTTGGTAACGCAATCGCAACTCCTTTTAAATCTACACCAAAAGGTAAAAAGAAAAAGTGGTACAAACCTTGGTAAGATGATAAAAGAAAAAGCAAAAATATACGAAAGAAACCCTAACACAGGTGTTATTCGTTGGAGATACGTAGGTGAGTCACCAGATAAATTTGGTTGGCCAAACTATGGTAGAATACTAAATGATAAAAAAAATAAAAAAAAGTGAATACTCTAATCTTTATGAATGCATAAAGAGTGATCAAGTACCAGCAGGTGCGATTGCTGAATACTTTCAAGATGAAGACTTTTTTAAATATGTTAAAAGGAGAGAAAAGAAAAATGATAAGAAACTTTAGAGATATAATAATATTACTAATAACAAGTGGTGTCTTAATACTTCTTGGTGTTATTATTGTAGGAGATTATTGGGTAGCATTAGAAGAAAATAGACCAGTAGATGAGAGTGTAATTACTTTAATGAAGATGTCAGTTACAGGATTGATTGGTGTTATTGGTGGTTACATAGGAGCAAGTAAATAATGATAAAAGAAGCATTGATTAAAAAACTAGAAGGCGATATTGCAGTGGCAAAAGCAGATATTAATTTGTTTATGGAAAAACCTATCGGTGTTGCTGAACATATTGATTATGTTGCAACTGCTGAGAAGAAGTTAGAAATCTTAGCAACTGCTGAAGATAAATTATCATCACTTAAAAACTTATAATAGTGGCATACAGTGTTAATGATAAGTGTATCATGTGTAAACACACTGATTGCGTTGAGGTCTGTCCTGTAGATTGTTTCTATGAAGGAGAGAACATGTTAGTGATCAATCCAGATGAATGTATTGATTGTGGTGTATGTGAGCCAGAGTGTCCTGAAGGAGCAATACTATCAGACATGGAAGAAGAAGGCAAGAAGTGGATTGAGTTTAACGATAAGTGGTCAAGACAATGGCCAGTTATAACAGATAAAAAAGATAGTATGGATCCAGATAACAAACATAGAGACGAACCAGATAGATTAAATAAATATTTTAAAAACAAATGATAATAGATTTAATAAAAGAAGCAGGATCAGATATAAAGATGTTAGAAGGACATGATAGATTTCACTATCTTATAGACAAGGCAAAAGATATTAAACCATTACCAGAATGGTTGAAGACAGAGACAAATAGAATTCATGGATGTGCTAGCAAACTATGGATTACTGGTACTAAAAACCTTAAAGACGGTACTATGAGTTACCATGCTGATGGTGAAAGTCATATAACTAAAGGCACTGCCGTAGTGGTAACTAATTTAGTTAATGGTCAGAAAGCCGAAGAAGTTGCTAGTCTAACTGTAGAAGATTTTACACCGTTAGGTATCAAAGAACTACTTACTATGCAAAGACAAAATGGATTAGGTGAGTTAATCAATAGAATTATAGGAATTGCAAATGCCAATATACACGTTTAGAAACAAAAGAACTAAAAAAGAACATACAGATATGATGACCATTGCAGAAATGGAGACATATATGAAGAAAAATAAGAACATTGTACAGGTACCACAGGTACTAAATATATCCGCTGGAGTAATGGGCATAACAATGAAAAACGATGGTGGCTGGAAAGAGAACATGTCACGAATCGCAGAAAACCACCCGACAAGTCCCTTAGCAGAGCGATATGGCAAGAGAACAGCAAAAGAAATTGCAACTAAACAAGTTGTACAGAAACACCTAAAAAGGCAATCAAAAACAAAAGGAAAATAAATGAGTAACGATTTACCAGACTACATGAGAGGTTTTGATTTGACCGATGATTGGGGTATGACCGCAGTAGCAACTCCACCTAAAGAAGAAACACCAAAGATTAATACAAAAGCAATTGAAAATTCTACTTTAGAAATATCAAAGGTTAAATCAGATGTTTCATCTATTAAAGCCATGATGAATGAAATTATGCAGATAGTGGCAGAAAAAGATACTATTACAAAAGCAGTATCAGACGAAGATACAAAAGCAACTTTCAAAGAAATTGAAAAAGTAATATTACCTTTCTTATATAACTTAAGCAAAACAACTGAACCTTATATACATTGGCCAAACAGAGGTCCTATTATTAAGGCACAGATAGAGAAAATATTAAAACTAACAAGAGGATAAGAATGAACATTAATAAGTTAAGAGAACAACTAAAGATTGACGAAGGAGTTAAGTATGAGGTCTATGATGACCATCTAGGTTACAAGACTTTTGGAATTGGTCATTTAGTAACTGCTAAAGACGAGGAATATGGTGCCAAAGTAGGTCATCCAGTTTCAGAGGAAAGAGTTAATGCAGTATTTGACAGCGATGTAGAAACTTACGTAACAGAATCTAAAAAAGTATTTTCTGATTTAGATAAACTACCAGATGAAGCACAAGAGGTAATTGTAAATATGTGTTTCAATATGGGTGCTCCAAGACTATCAAAGTTTAAGAAGTTTGTAGCAGCCGTAAATGATGGTAATTGGTCAACAGCAGCCGTTGAAATGATGGACAGCCGTTGGGCAAAACAAGTTGGTGTTAGAGCAGAGAGATTAAGAGATAGAATTAAAGCACTATCTACTTGAACGCCCACACCGATTAACGATGAACATAAGAAAACACGTGACGAACTAAACGACATGTACGCCAAAAAAGGCATTTAAATTATGAAGTATGAGAATGAATTTGGAACAATAAAGGTACTAGAAGATAGTAAGTTTAAAAACAAAACTATTGCAGTTGCCATGTCAGGTGGCGCTGATAGTACCTTATTGTGTTATCTCATAGCAAATACAATACAAGAACAAGACTTAAATATTACAATACAACCATACAATGGTCTTGACCTATGGGCACCTGGTGATGGTAAACAGATACCTAAAATCATATATTACATTAGAAACAAATTTCCATTTGTAACAATCAACTGGCCGTTATCTGTGGTGTTTGATACAGAGGGTGGCGAAGCTCCATCAAAACATACTTACATTAAACCAATGTCAATTATGTTAGAAGAAAAGATAGTTGATTATACTATTCATGGCATATCAATGGGTCCTCCTAAAGATATACAAAATTCATTTAAAATGACACAAGGTCATCCAGAGGAACTAGTAAGGTTACCTGGTGGTCTATATTGGGAAGAACTAGAGAGACAAGAAGATGATCTAGCACCATATAAGACAGTTGATAAGAGATTTATAATACAAGCATACAATGATCACGACATTACCGATCTATTAGATATGACAGCCTCTTGTATTGTACCTGGTGGTTGTGATAATACCTGTTGGTGGTGTCAGGAAAGACAATGGGCATTAGACGAAGTAAATAAGGGTTGACAAATTAACAATAAAGTGATAGGATAATTATATTATGAGCAAATTTACATTTAAGAAACTAGACGAAACACCTTTGCCGAAAACAAAGGGTAAGAAAATAGATGGATTCAGATTTTACGAAATAGATGGTAAACACTATCCTTCAATAACAACAGTACTTGGTATTTCAAAGAGCAAAGAACTACAAAAGTGGAGAGACAGTATTGGTGAAGACGTTGCTAATTGGGAAATGAGAAGAGCAGCCAAACGTGGTACAGCAACTCACAACTTGATTGAACAATACATGAAAGGTGAAACACCGAGTGAGAGAAGTGTGTTACCTCTAGGTATGTTCAGACTAATTAAACCATACGTAGATCAGATCAATAACATACATGCTTTAGAGACAATCATGTACAGTAAGAAGTTAACAATTGCTGGACAAGTGGACTGTATTGCAGAGTATAATGGTAAACTATCAGTAATTGATTTTAAGACTGCTAACAAAGAAAGACAAGAGTCTTGGATTGAGAATTACTTCTTACAAACATGTGCCTATGCGATGATGTATGAAGAACTATATGGTACTGAAATTAATCAGTTAGTAATATTAATTGCTGGCGAAGATGGTTCAATGGTGCCTTTTGTTAAAGAAAGAAAACCATATGAAGAAAAACTAGGCCTTGCTATACAAGGTTTCTATAAACATTATGAAGAAATGAATAAGAATAAAATCAAGGTAGTTTAATGGGGAGTTTAAAGAATATACTAATCGCTTTGGCGATAGTTATGTTTACTCTATTAATTCTATCACTAGGTTTTAAATCAGCAAAAGCAGACGAGCATAGTTACATGGACAACCCGAACTTGGCTGGAGGCACCGTGCCTGTGATATGTGGTGAACCTACTTACGTTTATGAATTTATTGCCTCTAAAGGTTTTATACCAGAGACAGCAAGTTTAGGTAGAGCAGGTGCAGAAGCAACTGGAGATCCTGTTATGATGGTCACAGAGTTTAAGATGGAAGACCAGAAAATCTATACAATAGATATACCATCAGGCGAACAAACTTGTATACTAGTACATACATTTAATAGAACAAGTTTAACAAAGGAAAATAATGATTAAAATGAACTCCAAGACTTTCTCACAAGAGATAGAAACTGCCGTTAAGAAAGAGAAATTGTCTTATATGGATGCTATAATACATTTATGTGAAGAAAAAGATTTAGATCCAGGTAAAGTTAATTCATTTATCAATAAACAAATCAAAGAGAAATTAAAGGTTGAAGCGATCAATTTAAAACTATTAAATATACCAAAACAAGGGTCGCTACCGGTATAATAATGCATGACGGATTTGACGTATTTAAAACTTATCTAGCAATAAAATTACACTTCACAACAGACAAGTATGATTTTCATAGCTATAGTGGCAAGGTCAATTGTAAACTAGATACATTTACAAAGAGAAATGATAGATACTTCTTTCACAAGCTAAGTAAACAATATGATAAATATGAGATAATAGACTTCTTCGTTGCTAACTTTCTAGACAACGATAAACAATGGGTCGGAAACTTATTAGAAAAAGATGGCAAAACTATTTACCTTAATTACCGAAAATATTCAGATAGTGTTAATTACCATTTTAGAACTGATTGCAAAAGTATTGATACAGATTTTGCTAATCGTGGTATTTCTTTTGACGATGGTCTATCTATTACTGGAGGCCAGCATCCACGCCTGTTTAAACTTCTTCTCTCAAAAAGAATAACCTTTCAGACTATGGTGATTCTAAATCATCATTTAGGTTTTGTAAACCGATGGGATAAACAAATTACAGAGACATTTGTATGGCCCATATACTCCAAAAGACTTAAAAAACACAAAAACTTCATCAAATTCAACGAAACCGAGACTAAATTAACGTTAAAGGACGTGTTTGTTCACTAAATGTTCTCATATTAATTACTTGCCTTTTGCATGTTTTTATGTTATTATATACCAATAATATGACAAATAACAAAAAGGAAAACACTATGAAAAAATACTTAACGTTTATTATCACACTTAACATACTATTATGGTTTGGTTTATCTAGCATTGCTAATGCACACCATAAATCGTTTGAACAAATGTATAAATTGTACAACTATGGTTCAGATGGTTCAGAAAATTACAAGAAATTAGAAACTGAACTTATACAAGAAAACGATTATACAAAATTAATTGATAAACAATTAGCTAACAACAAGAAAACTGCTTTGGTTAATGTTGTAGTCTTTCAAAATGGTAAGATAGTTGTAGACAAATCTAACTATGAAGGAAGTAATAGTGCGAAAGAATTTAAAAAGAATGATAATCTGTTAAGATCAAATTCTATGGGTAAGAGTTTAGTTACCTATGTTGTTGGTCACGCAGTTTGTCAAGGTTATATTGGTAGTGTAAGTCAATCAGTTGCAGATTGGGACGTTTTAAATGATACACTATATGCCGATAATACTTTGTTACAAATATTAAACATGACAGCAGGTGATCATAACTTTGTAGGTGAATACAAATATGGTCAGTTTAAAAAGAGCTCTGATGGTGCTATCTTTGGTAAGGCAGACAATACTATACAGAAAACAAGTATTGCAAGAACTATGAATAAATATTTTAAAGGTTCTAAAAAGAAATCTAACCAATACAATTACTCTGCTCTAGCAACACACGTTGCTGTAAATTATATGATCAGTAAGTTTGATACTGCTCAAGATTATGAGAAGTTTTTAACTTCAATCTTTAGAGATCATGTTGGTGTTAAAGATAGAGTTAGTTTTCAAAAGACTACTTGGTCGTCAGCAGACTTTAAAGAGGGTAACTCTAGATTTACTTTCTTTGCTAAGTCACACGATTATATAAGAATAGCAGACCAAATCATAAAAGATTATAACTCTGATTCTTGTATTGGTGAATATTTAAGATTTATTAACGACAATAAAGTTAACAAAGGTCACGATGGTTATAAGCCATATCAAATCGGTGCTATCACTAAACAATATGGTGGTCAGTTTCACATGGGTTTCATTGGAATAGATAAAAATAGAACTGTTTGGGGAATGGACGGACATGGTGGTCAACAGATAACTCTTGATATGGACAATGGTACAATCATAATGGTTAACTCTGTAGATCAACACTACAATTGGAAAAAGATTGTATACGATGTTCTAAAAAAAGGTATTAAGTAAACAACAAAAGGAAGGGAAAACAACATGACGACAAAGAAACTAAACTACAA